TTCTCTGCAATGGTAGGCATGTTGTACTTGTACCAAAGTCGTCTAGGACAGGGATCACCAACTTCAGAGAAATACAATATCTTCTCTTCTCGTTCCCTATCACGTGGTGTAAACCATTTATCGTAGCTGACATCTACCTTGTTGTTACTAGTAACGGGTTGTAATCCGCCACTAATAACACTGTAAATATCATCCACTAGTGTAGAGATATTCTTCATTCTGCAACCATTGCTTCCGCAGCTTGTGCATCTAAATCACCGCATGAGTAAGCTTCAAACTTACGTGCAATTTCAATGATTAGATCAGCATAGGATTGAATGGTTTCAACACCTTCATTGCTATCTAGGTAGTCACACACTGCCTTGGTAGCATTAGTGATGGAATTCTGGCGAACGATGGCACGATCACCATGTAACAGAGGAATAGGAAACACCTTGCTAGGGGGGCTGTAAGGGGCTTTAGCAGGGCTTGCTGAGGCTGTTGCAGGTACACCAGTACCCTTCTTAATCATCTGCACAGATGTAAGGTCAACGTTCTTACCGTAAGTGTTCTCGGTGAATTGAAAGTCAATCTCATCACCAATAGCGAATGTAGGCTTCTTAAAACCATAGCTGAAACGCTCACCGTTAGCGATGATTGTATAAGCAGGTTTTGGGCCAAACTTAGTTGTTACTTCTTTAGTCGTGATGTTCTCAATTGTATAGCTCATTATCTTCCTTTGGTTAAACCGTTGTTAAAACTTCTTTATCTTGCCAATTAATTCCAGCATCTACACCTACGCCTAGCTTGCATGGAAAGTCAATGTTGAAAATAGATTTCATGTACTTAGGTGCGTCTTCTAATGTCTTCTTAGCTAATATAGCACACTTTTCTAGCTTGTCAATAGGTACATCAAGTACTACGCTATCGTGCACAGTCATAATTAATTTAACATCAGGTGTTAGTTTAGCATCTTCCAACTCACGAAGCAAGATACCAACCATCATGGGTACAACATCACCAGTGGCAAACCCTTGGATAGGCCAATTCTTTAACTCGGTAGGACTGAATGACAGACCTCCTTTGTATTCGTTGGGATACTTGTTAAAGATGTAGTGTCTACCTGTAGGGCTGTTGTGGAAGTATGTGTACACTGGCCCACTTTTCTCTGGGTCATAGCTAACTACTGCATCCTTCTCTGCTTTTGCAACTATTTCTTCATGGTATTTTTTAACTCCTGTGTATCGTGTGTAGAATGTGTTAATGAATTTCTTAGCTGTTGCTCTATCACAACCGCTTTGCGCCATAAGTGTAGTAACTCCACCTCCGTAAACAAGCAAGAAGCTGAATCGCTTAAAGGGTTTCCGTTCTTTGTCAGTTGGATACCGACCATACATTCCTTTGTAAAGTTCACGGTGCATGTCCCGACCGTTATTAATATCATCAATGAGGGTTAAGTCATTAGCTAAGTAGGCTAGTGCAACCATCTCTAGCTGACTATAATCAAGCTCTAGTATGCTACCCTTAGACGCACCATAACGGCTGATATAGGCACGTTTAACGTTGCCTGTATCTGTCTGGTTCTGTAGGTTAGGATTAGTAGCTGACAATCTACCTGTCTTAGTTGCACAATGGTTAAGGTTAGGGTAGATGTTATCGTCAGGGAAACGTAAGCCAAGTAAACCCTCGTAATATGTATCTTTAATCTTACTGCACTCACGAATGAGTAGAAGATCATTTGCTACATCATCACCCTTAGACTGTAACTCTTTCAACACAGCATCGTCAGTAGAGTAATAGCCACTCTTGCCTAACTCCCCTTTAGGGGCATACTTTCCATCAACTTTCCGAATTCTCTCCACAATTTTACTACGTACGTTACCGTTCTTATAAAATCCATCATCAATCTTTTCCTTGTATTTCTCCTCGCCTCCAAAGAAGTATAGCGATAATTGTTTAGGGCTAGCTGTATCTAAGTCAGGTGCTGTCTTAGCTACTGCGGCTTGTGCTTCCTCTAGTACAGAAGCATACCAATCACGTTGCTTCTCAACATACTCCCAATCAACTCGCATACCGTTACGGTTCATCTCAATGGTAGCTCGCAATGCATCCATCTGTGTGAACATCAGGGGCAATATCTCTAGTGCCTCTGCTTCTGCCCACTGTGCTGTGAATATCTCTGCTGTATTGTCTACATCACCCTTAAGGTACTCCATCAACTCTTCTTTAGGAATCTCGTTAGTGTCCATGCCACTCTTCCAATAGGCCTTGATACGATCATCCTTCAACGCATGTTTACCAATGTACTCTGCTGTCAATTCATCTAACGATGCATACAAGTGACGCTGACCACTGAGTAAGTAAGCCGCTAGTTGTGTATCCCAGATACGTGGCAATGTGTTACTAGTATCACGATAGACGTACAACAAATCAAACTTAACATTGTGACCAATGACAAGTTCTGCTACATCACACAAGTTACGTAATGGTGTTAGGTCTAGTCCTTCCTTGTCATACTTATATCCGCAAGTACCACCGACAAGATGTGTACCCCAAGCAATTACCTTGTTACCTCTCCACATAGGATTACCACTGTTGTTACCTACTGGGCATCGAATGGTTGTCTCAAGGTCAATTACTAGGTTCATCTAACACATCCTTTTTTATTGCAAGTAGTAAGTCTCGAATATTAAGTAGAAACTCATATTCTTTTGGTGCACCGTGTTCCATTGGTCTAGCTTCTTGTATCCACATGTGATCTTCTGTAACTACAACTGGATACCATGCATCCCAAGTATTCTTACAATAGATACGCATATCACCGTCTTTATCTACATATACATCACCATTATTTAATTTTCCATTTGCTGACATATCTTGCCTTTGCTGGTTCAATCTCAACTTCAAAACATCCATGTCTATGTGCTTCTAGTGTCTCACTACCACCAAACAATTTATTCTTTGGTACGTGTATGAAACGCTGTAAGTCCATAGCAGGTTCGTTACTTTTGCCAATCGTGATAATGGCATCTGCCTCACCAATCTTATCTGTCTTACTGCCTCGTAGTTGGTTCATCTGAATCCACTTCTCGCCTTCACCTGTGCCATCTACCTGACTAATGGCAATGACCGGACAATATTCTTTGGCAATGTCTCGTGCCCACTCGTATAGCTGTCCAATGCGTAAGTCTTCCCTATCTTGCTTGAATCCATGCACCTTGTCAAGCTGATCGAATATGATGAGGCCCGGCTTGTACTCTTTAAACAAACGTGCAATTTTAACTGCACTCTTAACGCCACTGTCGTCATCCAATACTAAGAATCGTTTACCACCGTTACTAATAAACTCTTCCTCGTAGTAGTCTGCCTTGCTCAGTAAGTCCCCTGTTGTAACACCATGAAATGATTGTATCACACGCATCATAACCTTGTTACTTGCTTCCTCGTTGTTAATCCAGATCACATGCTCATCTGGCTGTAGCTGAGTCATCATGTAGCTTGCTTCGCTCGCTGTGAATGTCGTCTTACCTGTCTCCGGTCGTGCCGCTACAATGATGAAGTCACCCTTACGCAATGGGCCTAGTGCTACGTTCAACTCTTTCAATCGCCATCGTAACCCACCTGTCGCAACTGTCTCTGATATGTATGACAAGCTAGGGTTAACAAACACATCTTGCTTCTCTACTGTCGTGCCTATCTCCTTCTTGTATGCGTTAAGCATAGGTTCAATGCTCTCAAGATCACCGCCCATACCTGTACCAATCTTCAGGCATACATCGTAGATTTGTGTAGCGTAGTCTGTCTGTATCAACTTGCCTAACAAGTCCTTCACAATTGGTGAGGGCTTGTCTAGTGCATCCTTCAGGTTATCAAATGCAACCTCGTATGCTGATGGGTCTTTAACCTTACGTCCCTTCACAATTGAAAAGAATGTACGAAACTCTGAGTAGTTAATTTCTGTACGTGCCGGATAGTTGTCCCAATACTCACCTAGTACATTAAAAATCTCCATTGTAATTGGTGATACGTTGTGCTTCTTTACATGCTCCTTGAATCTGTTGTAAGTGTCTTTGTTACTAGTAACAACTAGTAAGTCTATGTCATAGCTCATCCTTCAACTCCAAATTGTTCTTGATACCTATCAATTAATTTCTCAAATGCATTAAATGAAAGTTCTTGTTTATTGATCTCAATACAGTCTTTGATAAGTAACTCTGCAAACTTTCCTAACTTAGTGGGTATACCTTCAGGATTATACGTTGGCAATCCAGCTTCATTGGCAAGTTCTTTAATTCGTTCATTCATTATAACTCCATGTCTACAAGAACATCTAAGGGTAGTTCTTTTGGTTGATGGTTAAAAATTGCAGTCATGTTAGGTGCTATCGGTGATAGTTCTGTAAATAGTTTCTTAGCCGCTACTTGTCCTGCTGTATCGTCATCTAACCACAAAATAACTCGCAGCTTTCTAAATCTCTGCACAATAGTATGTGCTGATGGATCAAGTTTAGTACCGAGTAAACACAATGTAGGATAACCTGCATAGCGTAACTTATAACTACTAAGTAAATCTTCTACAATAACTAATGGTTTAGTAAATGCGTCTTCATAGTTATCTATATAACTAAAATGTTGTTTACTATAAGTAAGATATTTAGGTGTTTTATTATATCTTCTTACTTGATAACCTACCAATTCCTTATGGTTCATAACGGGTAACACTATGCCATCTTCAGTTTCCTTAATAAAGAAGTGTCTACACATGCTCTTATCAAATCCATACTGCCCTAACCACAACTGCCCTTCAATTCTAAACTTATCATAATCTGACTCCGTTGTCAACTCTTCGTATGTCGGTAATGCCGTACGTAGACCTAGTGCTGTCTTTGTTGCACTCTTTATGCGACTAACTGTCTCCTTCTGACGGTAATACCCGCTATCTCCACAATTATGGCAATGCCATAGGTAAGCACCATCTACATTCTTAACATACAAACGTTGCCTATTGTCAACACCATTAGGGCAATCTGTATGGTCATACTTACCCTGCATACCTTCGTCAAGCTCTTCAAAGTCTGGTGCGTTATTAGTAAGTGTCTCCAATGCATCTTTGCCGTAATGGGTTGTCATGTGTTCTTCTCCTTGAGTTTGGCTTCAATGGCTCGCGCAAAGTGAATGTCCGTGTGCTGATGAGAAGCCGCACACTCAGCCACAATCAAAACAATATCCTCATCCGTCAGCCCTACCCATGTGCGCTGTGGTAACCCATCTGGGCGATATGCCATGTCGTCAGGTGTCCAAGGCTCATCCTTTGCTTCTAGTTCCTCAATGCGTTTAGCCATGCGTTGTATTTCTTCAACCAATACGGCTTGCGTGTCCCAATCAGGATTAAATTCATTTGCTTCTAGTGCGGCTTTAATGGCGGTGATGGCTTTGTCGTAGATCGACCCACGCTCAATCATTAGCGTTTCCAACGCTTCCATAGCTAGGCGTAATGCTTCGTCTTTAGTCATGTTTGTCCTCCTGTTTCTGCCCAACGCATTGCTTTATTAGCTAAGAATAAAGCTTCAGCACACGTAAGTCTTGATGAACGTATGTATAAATTACCATCACGATAACCCATAATGAGTACATCTGTTAAATCACCCTCTTCTGCGTCAACTAATGCTGACGATAAAGCTTGTTCTGCTGTCATTGTTACGCTTGGCGGTATTCTTAATAAGTTTGTCAAAATGGTGCATCCTCTTCGTTGTCTGGGTTGAATGGTAATTTATCTA